GCCGCCGATCAGGATGCTGTTCGAGACCTACAGCGACCGCATCGAGCTGAAAGCCAACCCCGACGGCTCTTTCGTTAGCGCCCGGACTTCGTCCCCCGAGCGTCCCGAGGCCCTCGCCGGTGTCCATGCGGAGCATGTCCTGCTGATTGGCGACGAGGCGTCGGGCATCCCGGAACAGGTCTTCGAGGCCGCAGCGGGGTCCCTGTCCAGCTTCAACGCCTGCATGATCCTGATCGGCAACCCGGTTCGCCTCGACGGCCTGTTCTTCAGGACACACCACCAGCTCCAGAGCGACTGGCACACCGCCCACGTCAGCTGCATCAACAACCCCCTGGTCACCGACGACTTCATAAAACAGATCGCCGCCACCTATGGGGAGGACAGCAATGCCTATCGTGTGCGTGTGCTGGGAGAGTTCCCGAAGACAGGTGATGATACACTCATCCCCATGGAACTGGTCATCGCGGCGCAAAGCCGTGACATCGCCCTTGATCCCCTTGTCCCTCTCCGTTTTGGTGTCGACATCGCGCGATACGGCTCTGATCGAACGGTTCTTTGCAAGCGCAAGGGCAACGTCGTCATCGACGTCAAGTGGTGGGCCGCCACCGACCTGATGTCGACCGCCGGTCGGATCATCCACGAAGCCGAGCAGGACAAGCCCGACGAGATCTGCATCGACAGCATCGGCCTGGGCGCTGGCGTCGCCGACCGGCTGCGCGAGCAGGGCTACAACGTCCGCGACGTCAACGTCGCCGAGACGGCAGCCGTCAACCAGCAGGCGGCGCGGCTGCGCGACGACCTGTGGCTGAGCGTCCGCGACTGGCTCAACACGCGGGCGGTCAAGCTGCCGTTCGATGACGAGCTGAAAGCCGAGCTGGGCGGGCCGACCTACTCGTTCACGAGCAACGGCAAGATCAAGGTCGAGGGCAAGGCCGAGATGAAAAAGCGGGGGCTGCGAAGCCCCGACAAGGCCGATGCCTTATGCCTGACCTTCGCCGGCGAAGCGGCGCAGCTTGGCGGGCGGGCGCCGTCATGGATTGTCGGCAAGCCTTTGTTGCGCCGGATCAGGGGGACCGTATGACCAAGCCGATCACCACGTCAGCCGTTCAGAACATCCGCGACGCCCTGGCCCGGCCCAAGCGCAAGCGGGGTCGGACCAAGGGTGCCCCACCCAAGACCCAGCTGCCCAAAGCAAACCCTGGGCTGAAACGCTGAAAATCTGATATAGAGCACCAATCGGCAGTGATCTGCGGCGCTGCTCCCCCACCATGGAGCATGTCCATGTCCAAAGCCAACGGTCCCGGTTGCGAAGGTCACTCGACCACGCCCTACTACACCACCGAGAAGTCGAAGGGTGCCCAGACCAATAGCGATGTCCGCAGAACGTCCAGCCTCAAGTTCACCAGCACCCGCGACCGTCCCAACTTCGGCAACAAGTCGGGCGGCGCCAACGCGCCTGCTCCGGGAGGCTCCGGCTACCGGGCCGGCGGGCGTGGCGTCGGCGGGATCAAGTCCGACTTGCCGGCCAAAGTGAAGGGTTAGGGCGATGGCCATGACCAACAAGAACATGCTCCATCACGGCTCGATGATGGACGCCTTCAAGCAGGCCGAGGCGACGACCATCCGTCCCGAGGGGATGGGCGCCAGGTATGGCTTCGGCTCGACGGGCAAGCCGTTGAGCGATGCGCAGCGGGCGAGTGTCCTGAAAGCCGGCCGGACCTCGGCGCTGAAGCGCGGCGCCCGCGCCGGCAAGGCTTTAACGAGAGTTAAAACCAGCTTCCTGGAGTAGCTCGATGGCGATCAGCGGCTGGGTCATGGGGGGCAAGCAGACCCCCGTCGTGGCGCGTAATGCACGACCTACGGCTGGTAAGCCCCACAGCTCGGCGACCACGGCGCTGACCCCGGCGACGCCCTACCCGTTCGACCTCGAACCAATGGACGACGAGCAGTTCGCGAGCGCCGTGCTCGCGGCCCAGAGCGACGCCGCCCTGTATATCGACGGTTACATCGCCCCCTACCGGACGGCGGCCACGAGGTTCTACCGGGGCGACCCGTTCGGCAACGAGGAAGACGGCCGGTCGCAGATCGTCATGACCGATGTCCGGGACACGACGCTGGCGATGCTGCCGAGCCTGCTCAGGATCTTCACCAGCTCGTCCGATGCCGTCTCGTTCGACCCCAACACCGCCACCAAGGTGGAAATGGCCGAACAGCAGACCGACTACATCAATCACCTGTTCTTCCAGGACAACCCCGGCTTCACGATCCTCTACGACACCTTCAAGGATGCCCTGATCCGCAAGACCGGGATCATCAAGTATTACTGGGACGAGAGCATCGAGATCTACGAGCTGGAGTTCACCGCCCTCACCGAAGGCCAGATGAAGGTCCTCGAAAGCGAGAGCGAAATCCAGATTTTATCCCGCAGGCGCTACCAGGACCCCGACTGGGAAGAGCCGACCAACGTCTTCGACCTGAACACTGGCGGCCCCCAGGCCCCGCAAAGCCCGTGGATCTACGACACGCGGGTCCGGCGCTACCACCCCAAGAAGTGCGTAACAGTCGAGTGCGTGCCCTGCGAGGAGTTCATCTGCTCGCGCACCACGAGGGATTTGGATAAATCCCCCTACCTTGGACACCGCTCGATCAAGACGATCAGTGACCTCGTCGCGATGGGCTACGACTACGACGAGATCGTCGACATCGCCAGCACCGGCGACACCTTTGTGCTGAACTACGAGGCCCAGACCCGCAATCCGGCGATCAATGCGTTCCTGCAGTCGCCCGACATCAACGACCCGGCCGGCAAGAAAGTCACCTACACCGAGCAGTGGATCAGGATCGACAAGGACGGCGACGGCTACGCTGAACTCAGGAAAGTCTGCACCATCGGCAACTCCGTGCTGCACGACGAGGTCGTCGACGAGGCGCCGTTCGGGATCTTCTGTCCCGATCCCGAGCCGCACATGCTGATCGGTAACTCGGTTGCCGACCAGACCATGGACCTCCAGCTGCTCAAGTCCAACATCATGCGCGGTGTCCTGGACAGCCTGGCGCAGAGTATTCACCCCCGGACAGCGGTCGTCGAAGGCCAGGTCAACATCGACGACGTGCTCAACGTCGAGACCGGCGCGATCATCAGGATGCGCCAGCCGGGCATGGTCCAGCCCTTCGCCGAGCCGTTCGTCGGACAGGCCGCCATGCCGGTGATCGAGTGGATCGACAATCTTCGCGCTGTCCGCACCGGGATCGTGCCGGCGACGGCTGGACTGGACCCCGACGTGCTGCAGAGCACGACGGCGTCGGCGGTGAACGCCGCCATCCAGGGTGCCCAGGAGCGCACCGAAATGACGGCGCGCATATTTGCCGAGCAGTTTCGCCGCGTGATGAAGGGGATCCTCAAGCTGGTGGTCCGCCACCAGGACAAGCCCCGGATGCTGCGTTTGCGGGGCAAGTACGTCGAGGTCGACCCGCGCATGTGGGACGCCACCCTGGACTGCCAGGTCAACGTCGCGCTGGGTCGCGGCGACGACAGCCGGCGGATCCAGTCGCTGATTATGATCGGCCAGAAGCAGGAGCAGGTCATCCAGCTGATGGGGCCGAGCAACCCGCTGTGCGACGTCGCCCAGTACCGGAATACGCTCGCCAAGATCACCGAGCTGATGGGCTACAAGGACGTCAACCAGTTCTGGAAGCCCATCGACATGGCCCAGCTGCAGCAGGAGATGGCGCAGCAGCCGCCCAAGCCTGACCCCAACATGGTCCTGGCGCAGGCCCAGATGACCAAGGCCCAGGGCGAGATCGAGAACGACAAGATGAGGAACATGATCGAGGCCAAGAAGACCGAGCTGCAGGACCAGCGCGAGCATGAGAAGATCAAGATCAACGCCCTTGTCCAGATGCAGGGCATTGAGGCCCAGTGGGGCGCCCAGATGTCCGACCGCGATCAACAGGCCGAGACGGCCAGGGCGCAGCTGCTCAGCGACCTGCTCAAGCACTCGACGGCGGAGCAGAACCGGCTGTCCCAGGAGGCTCAATCACGCGAGCGTGATGGCCAGGACAAGGACCATGAGCGCAGCCTGGCCGAGATCGACCGGGCGGTGTCCATCCATGGCGCCGAGCGCGACCGCCAGGTTCAGGACAGCCAGCACAACCGGCAGCTCCAGCACGACATGGCCAAGCACCGGCTGACGGTGGAGGCCCAGCAGAGACTGGCCGCCCAGAAGGCAGCCCAGAGGCCGACCGATGCCTGATATTGTCGTCACCACCGACGAGATCCGCGAGATCGAGGACATGCTCCGGTCGAGCGCGTTCACCAAGCTCTTGCAGGTCGCCGAGAACGACTACCAGCTGCAGTGGCAGGCGGCGCAGACCTCGGAAGAGCGCGAGCGCATCTGGCACCATCTCAAGGCGCTCCAGCATCTTTATCAGAGGCTCCACGACCTGGTCGGTGGCTTCAAGATCCAGCGCAAAGCGCTCGACGCGCGCATGCGCCCGTCCGACGCCAGTTATCTCAAGCCACCCAATGGAGTTGATCCCCTTCCTTTTCAGGAGTAAAAAATGGCAACGGAGACAGCGTCCGGCACCCCTCCCTCTGCACCGCAGAGCCGAGGACCCACGTTGGAAGATGCCGCAGCGGCGTTCGAGAACTTTCTGGACACGTCACCCGACGCCACCCCAGCCCCGAACGACACTCAGTCATCCCCTGATCCAGCCCAAGCCGAAGCCTTCCAAGGCAGCGACGAGGAACTAGCTACAGGCGACGAGCCACCGGCTGATACTGGCGAGACCAGTCCCGAGGGCGAAACGCCGACGGAACAAGAAGAACCGACCGAGCCGGTTCAGTCGACGACCCCGGTCTACACCGTTCGCGTGAACGGCAAGCAGCACCAGGTATCTCTCGACGAGGCGCTCAAAGGCTATTCGAGGACCGCTGACTACAACGCGAAGACCCAGTCCCTGGCTGAAGCTCGCAGGAGCTTTGAGCAGGAACGGGCACAGTTATTGGCGGAACGGCAGCAGTACGCGGCCCTCTTGCCGGTCCTCACCACCCAGATCCAGGGTGAGATGGGGCCGGAACCCAATTGGGACGAATTGTATAAAGCCAATCCGCTGGACTATGTCCGGCAGAAGGATCTTTGGCGGGAGCGGCAGGATCGGATCGCGGCAGCGCAATACGAACAGCAGCGCCTGCAACAGGTCAATCAGTCGGAGACCGAGGCAACACGCCTGGAGCTGATGAAGAAGGGACGCGAGTACCTTCAGAAGAAGCACCCGGCGTGGACCAAGCCGGAAGTCTGGGAGGCTGACCGTGCCAAGCTGGTGAACTATGCCCGCTCGGCCGATTATTCCGACCAGGAGATCGGTAACGCCCTCGACCCGCGCTCGATCCTGATCATGGACAAGGCGCGTCGGTGGGATGAGCTGATGGCCAACAAGCCGAAGCCTGTCCTGTCCAAGGGTCCGAGGCCCGCCTCGGCCGGTGTCGCAAGCACTGGTGTCCAGCAGTCCGATAGCCTTCGCGCCCGCAATCGTCTCGCCAAGACCGGCCGCATCGAGGATGCAGCGGCGGTTTTCCGTGGACTGCTTGGCTAACTTGGGAGACTGGACATGAGTTTGATCACGAACACCGTGACGCGATATGACGCCAGCAGGGCGGTTCGCGAAGACTTGAGTAATATTATTTATAACATCAGTCCGGTGGACTGTCCCGGCATGGCGAACTTCGGCCGGGACACCGCCCGCCAGACAATGTTCGAATGGCAGGTGGACACTTTGGCCACTGCGGCCAACGCGCCTGTCCTCGAAGGGGATGATATCTCCGGGTACACGGATCAGCGGCTTCCCACGACACGCGTGAATAACTATACCCAGATAAACCGTAAGGTTGTAACCGTCACCGGAACACTAGAGGCGGTAGATAAAGCCGGGATGAATAGCTACCTGGCGTATGAGTTGGCAAAAGCCGCTTCAGAGATGAAACGCGACATGGAAGTCGGCACCATGGGCATGCAGATCGGCAACGCCGGCTCCAACGCTGTCCCACGCGCCACGGCGGGACTGGGCGCCTGGGTGATCACCAACTACCAGGCCGGTGCCGGTATCGGTGCCGCCCCGATCATGTCCAGCGGCGGTGCCAACCTGAATGGCTACCCGGCCACGGCTGCCGTCGCCGGGACAGGGCGAGCACTTACCGAGGCGCTGTTCAAGACGGCCCAGCAGAACGTCTGGGTGCAGGGCGGTGACCCCAAGGTCGCGTTCGTGAACGCCTCGCAGAAGATCGCGATCAGCGGGTTCACGGGTATCGCCACGCGCTACCGCGATGTCGCCGCTGGACAGCAGGCCGAAATCATTGGAGCAGCGGACACCTACGTCGGTGACTTCGCGACGACGGCGATCATCGCCGACCGCTTCATGCCGACGTCCGCTGTCTATGTCGGCGATCCCGAGTTCGCCGCTCTTGCGTACTTGCGCAACTTCCAGACCGAGGTCATGGCGAAAACCTCTGACGGCGAGAAGCGCATGATCCTCGCCGAGTGGGGATTTAAAATGCGCCAGCAGCGGTCGTGGGCAGTCATCGCTGACCTGACCTAGTTCAACCGGGGGACGCAGGACATGGGACACGGCGGGGTTACCCGCCGTGTCCCGGTGTCCTGCTGGGAGGCTGGACATGGCCAAGCGTTATCTCGACACCGATCCGCTGTCCGGGACGAAGCACTACGTCGACTACGACCCAATCGACGACGCGATGCACTACATCACCGAGTACGACCCGGCGGAGCTACTCCGCCATAACCACTTTGCCCGTACCGAGCAGCCACGCTCGACCCATGGCAAGGACATGGTGTTCGTCGCCCGGCTGCCGATCAACGTGTTGTTGGACCTCCAGCGTCGCGGGATCTTCCAGGACAAGAAAGCCTATCTGAAATGGCTGGAAGCCAATCCCAAGTTCAAGACCTGGGACGGTCGCCTTATCTAGGGGGAGCTGATGGCTGTCACCGACATCGGCACTTACAACGGCCTGCTGACGGCGGTCGCCGACTGGCTGAACCGGGGAGACCTCGTCGATCAGATCCCCAGCTTCGTGCGTCTCGCCGAGGCCGGCTTTAACCGTGAGCTGCGTGTCCGGGACATGCAGGTCCGCGCCATCACGACGTCGAACCTGGAATACGTCTCCCTGCCGGCTGATTTCCTCCAGGAGTACACGCTGACGCTTAATCCTGCGGGTCGCCCGGCCCAGCAGGAACTGCGTTATGTCGGCAAGAACACTGCCGACCGGCTGAAAGCCGGACAGCTGCTCGGTCCGACCGGCTACTACACGCTGTTCAACGG